TAAGTCTATAATCATTAGGGTTTAATATATCTGATTGATGAGCATAAGCTTCTACATGGTAAGGTAGGTTATGCTTGAATCGTGTTTGTCTTTCTCTTTGGTTATGCCATACTCCATCATATGTATTATGATCATGTAGGTTCAATGCTACTCCCATTATTTTTTTATTCATTTAGTATGCTCGCATATTTTTTAATATTAAAATGTCCTTTCGGTTGTACATATTCCATACAAGTTTTACAATAGTTTTCGTATTTAAATAATCTAAAGTTCATCATCTTATCTATATTCTCTTGAGTTATTTCAAATTCTTTAGAGGTGATAGCATTGTTTGCAAACTTTTTACTACAATGTACTAAGTTTTGATTCTCAAAATTTATAACAGGTACCATAGGAAATGCTGCACACATTTTCCTATCTATCTCAGCTGCTTGGGAATTTAATTGTATCTCAGCAAAATTAGGTGCTCTACCATTGAACTCTTTCCATAAGGTATTCTTATGGTCTAGTTTTTTCATTGCTTCAGGATATAGATGCTTATACTTCTCAAAGTTAGGTGTCTTAATTACTAAGTTATAATTATTAAATTCATTTTCATCATGGAAGTCATATGACTTTGGTCCTAACAAAGATATCTCGTGCTCATAAAAATCTAATATAAAATGCTCAACATATATTATATCAGGATCTGTTAATACTTTTGGGTACCTTCTCCTTACTGTTGAGTTAGATAATACCTCACATACATGATTAGGATTACTTTTAATTTCTTCAATAACTTCAGGTAAATTCTTTATTAATCCAGGTTCACCACCAAGTATGTTACATCTTGTTTTATAGTTTCTTAAATAATATAATGTTCTCTTTAAGAACTCCATATCAACTGTTAGGTTCCTTTGTTCCAAAGTATAGCTCGTACAATAATGACAATCCTTATTGCATGACATCGATAGAAAGAAATCTATTGCTAAATAATTATTCTGTACGTTTATTAAGTTTATCATATAAAAATTTGTTAAATGCTATTAATAATTTTTCTTTAGGTTTCTCTTTAAATGGAACATCATTCCATTTAGAATATTCTGGCATAGTGTACATTTTTTCTATTATGTAATGATATATAGGTTCAATAGGTTTAATTAAATTTTCATCAAAGATTACATCATCTATTACATCTTTCATATTATTAACTAGTGTATGTAAAGCTTCATCATCTATTTCGACCATATTGCCTTCATCATCTATTTGAACAAGTATATTGTTTACTACTTCTATCATACTGATAATAAAATTATATTATTAACGTTATCTATTTCTTCATCTGTTAAATAAGGATTCATTGGTAATGTTAATATAGTTTCACTTATTAGTTTTGCATTTGGACAATTATCTTTTCTATGTATAATATTTTCATACATTAGATGTTCACATATAGGTTTAGGGTAATGTATTCCTGATTGTTCTATTCTTTCTTTAATAGTATCTCTTAACTCTTGACTCTCAAACCTAACAACATATTTATGATAAGTATGATATAATCCAGGCTCAGGTTTTTGTATATGAACTGGTAAATCTTTAAGTACAGCATCATATCTCTCAGCAATAACTTGTCTTTGGAAATTCCACTTATCCATTTTCTGTAATCTAAAATTAATAAACTCAGCATTCATACCAAGCATCTTAGAATTATATCCTAATACTTCATGTTCACCATGCTTTCTTAATTTTCTAAATAACACCGCTTGTTTTTTATTGTCTGTAAGTATAGCACCACCTCCAGCAATACCGGCAACTTGTTTATTAGCATTAAAACTAAATGTACTAATATCTCCTATGTTACCTGCTATCCATCCATTGTAATTAGAACCTAATGCTTGACAAGCATCTTCAATAAAGACAATATTGTTTTGCTTACAGAACTCTCGTATTTCTGCAGTGTCAGATATACTTCCAAATAGAAATGGATATACAATTGCTTTTGTTTTATCACTCACCATCTCTTCAATACTTTCAAGTGATATGTGATATGTATGTAAATCTACATCACAAAATACTGGTGTGGCACCAGCTAATGATACACATGATGCTGATGATATCCAAGAGAAGCTAGTCACTAATACTTCATCATCAGGTTTAAGATTTAAACTCAATAAAGAAAAAGTTAAAGCATCAGTTCCACTACCACAAGCAACTGCAAACTTCCTACCAGTTAATTCTTTTAAACTCTTCTCAAGAAATTCTATGTTTCTTTCTTGTTCTTTTTGCATTACACTATCAAAGAGTTCTAAATACTCTTCTTTATTTTCTAAATATTCTCTATCCCAACCAGTCATATATATACTCCATTATTAGTTTATGTCCATTTGCATTAGGATGACCATCACGTTTTGATATAATATTAGGACTATTGTCTTTAAATTTATTCTCTGGCCAAACACCACATTCAGCAAGAAAATTAAATCCTCCAAGAGCTTTTGCCATTGGCCAACCTATAAAATTTGTTTCATTTAAAACTTTATCATATTCCATTATAAGTTTTAATATTGATTTTTCAGCTCGTTTCCTATTACCTGGATATTGATATAGTGGACCTGCAGGTCTGAGACCTACAGGATGATTAGCCGCAATTTCATGATCTTCAGGAGGTAATCCTATTAAATAATCTTTGTATAAAAGTATCATTTGAGTTTGCACATATGGGATGTTATACCTTTCACACAAATATACTAAATTCTGATAAGTTCTTAAACTCTTTCTTATCCAACTATAGATATCGCCTTGGTCAGGGTTTACTCGTTCAGCTCTCCACCCTTTATATAAACCCATTCGCATCCCGCCTTCTTGATAATCATGTCTAAAACATTGTGACCATCCAACAACAACCAAACCTATCGAAGCTTTATCCTCTATATTTTCGATTGTATCTTGTAATACTGAATATATATACTCATTACCTTGACCAGATCTTCCTAAATTAATAAGACGCATATCTAATTTTTCTGCTAATAACTCTGGCCACATTGGAAAAGATACATCCATTTCTGGGTGAGCTCCTGACCTAAAATTTCTATCGGTAAAACTATCACCACTAACTATTAATAATTTTTTCATGCTGTTTTTTTAGGATCGTAATTTTCAGGTGGCATAGGTACATCTGGTAAATGTTCCATTGGATATAAGTCTTCGCCAAATGCCCATCTTCTTTCATGACACCAGAAACATTTTGCACATACTCTTGTAAAATTATCAGTCCACCATGCTGTACCAGTACATGAACGTGTATGTGGATAAATTTCTTTTAATAAAAAAGGATGCGCAAAATATATAGCAGCAATAAACTTTTTATCAACGTTAATGAATGGTTGATATATTTGTCTAAACATTGTTGGCCAGTTGTCATCATGCGTACGTCTTGGTTCTGATACATCTAAGAATCCACCTTTTATCATTTCTTCTTCAGATGGATTTTTTGACATACCGTCAAATCTCATAGGCTTATTATATTGATTCATAAGATCTCTTGTAATTCTATCTATTAATAATATTTTCACCATTCCAATAATAGTCATGTCTTTATATCTATCATAATGTTCTATACAATATCTAGCTTCAGGGATATGTTTAGGATCTTTATCATCGAATTCGAATACTTGTATATCTTGTACGTTAGCATGTGGAAATAATTTTTGATATTTCTCAACAAACATAATAGCTGAATCTGCATCTAATGGAGCATTCAAATCTCTACATGTATATGGTATCCACTCAATATCTGGAAAATATGTTAAGCAAAGATAGAATGCTGAGGCTGAATCACATCCACCAGATAATGATACTAAAATTTGTTTAGGTAAACCATTATCTGCAAGCGTAACATGCTCTAAATTTTTAGTTTCTTCAGGGTCGAAAAAAGGTATCGTTATATTATTATATGTTATTTCCATTATGTATTCCTTGTATTTCTCCAAGTCTCTAATTCTTTAGTGACATTAAAATATTCTTCATTCTTAATTTTCTTAACAGTGTTTTCTTTACTTGGTGCTGGAAAATTACTATAGATATCTTTCATACTATCACGTATATTTCTTGCTTTAGCATCGAATCCTCTATTTGTTTTAACTAACAATAAAGTAAAGCCTTCCTCTTCTGCCATTTCTTTTGCCCTTTCAATTTCATGCTCATTATAACCAAACACTATATATTGCCAAACAATAGCTACACCCATTGATTTACCTAATCGCATTTTATCCCATACTTCATCAAAGTTAGAACCAATACGATACAATGCACTCTTCTGGTCTATTCCATCTACACCAAAGTACCAAGCAAACTCATTCATACCATAAGTAAATGCTTCTTCCCACCAAGCTTGAGTATGGACTTTGTGAGACTGACCACAAGTAGCAATCCTTACACCACGACCAGTGCCATTTAGCATTCTTAGGAATTCCATAAAATGGGGATTATAGATTGGGTCTGATATTTGACCACAGAATGTTATACAATGTTGATAGTAATCTAATAGCTTTTGAAATTCTTTTGGCTCTAAATCAAATGCTCTCTTAATACGTGGTCCACCTTCTTTCTTTTGACGAAGACATTGGGGACACCTTAAGATACATCTATGCGATGAATCAATGTTGGGCGATCCCCATATTTCATTATGTGTATACCAATCAGCTATTCGATCCGTCGATTGTAGTTCTGTAAATCTTGCCATTATATTGTATCCGTCAAGTATAAATTATTATCTTTCCTTAAGTTACCACACTTATATTTACAATGCTTCATTGCATGTTTTTGGTCATTCAGTAATGTATGAAAGAAAAAGTCCCATTCCTCTGATTGAAATATATCTTCTAGCTTCTCAACATTCTTTACTCGAAGGTGTTCATCTTTCAACCCAAAGTATTCTACACCAAAGTCATTCTTTGGATCGTCTAGCCAACAGCATGGAAGCATAAAGCCATCAGATGTATAGGCAGCAGGTTTATGATAAGACTTCGGATTAAAAGTTAAACATCTAGGTTTAATCTTTAATTTAAATTCACCTATATCAAGTTCTTGCGCTTCTTGGTCTTCTTTCTGTTTATTCATTGCTGCTTCTGACGAACTCATTATAGTGCCACCGTATTATTCCAATCAATTATATCTAGTTCAGATTTATCAAAATTATTTATAATTGGAATTCCAATTGGTGTTTTTTCTGGTTTATAGAATTCTTCTAGCTCAGGATAGATATCAAACAAATGCATTTCCCATTTACTTCCTTCATAACGTTTATCTATCAGAAATAAGTAATCTAAAGTATCTTGATAATGATGACCATGATTATCTTCTCTCAAAACATTTTGTATATCTGGAAAACCCTCATACATAGGAATAAGTTTATCTTTAAGTTTCTGTGGTAATACATAAGCACATAATTTTTCCGGTCCTCTAATGCATGACCAATTTATTTGATTTATTATATCATCTCCACTTTTCCGAGCCCAAGCTATTAGTTTATAAAATCTAAGTACAGATAAAAAAGATATAGTTCCATTTATGTTTATTTCTACATTTGGATATAAACCAACATGGAGCATGTTACTAACAATAGTTTCCCAATTAGATCTGCGTCTTATATAATTATTTTCTTCTTCAATTCCATCTAATGATACTGTAAATTCAAATATATGAAAGTGAGGAATAAATTTTGAGATTTTTATTTTTTCAAACTCTAACACAGACATATTTGTTTGATATTTGACTATGATGTTTTTAGCATGACCTGTTTCAACTATTCTTTCTAATAGGGTATAGAACTTCTTCATTACTAAGGGTTCACCACCAATTAGTTTTAGATTATATATGTATGGAGCTACATCAACAATATCATCTATAACATTATCAATGACGTTCTTTCTTAAGCCTCTCTTTACCTTTTTGGAGTTAGCAGTAAAAATCTTTTCGCCTTTTAAGTCAGGACTATTCATTGTATGCATTCTAGTAGTAGAATCATATGGAACACACATGTAACAATCTAAATTACATTGATTACCAAAAGCTTTTACTTGTACTTCAAGCAATCTCTCTTTTAATTCAACGGTTCCATTTTCTCTAAAGTCCTCGGCCATATTACGTATACGTGGCCAAAGAACTTTATCATTCGTTTGTATTTTTAAAGAAGCTTGACGTCTTGACCTTCCATAAATTTTTTCTTGATGCCTACAATTTTTACATACTCGTTCTGCAAGTGTAAGAGGAGAACCAGGAGTAAGCATTTCTCTACGTAATTTCTTTAGCATAGTATTTGTATGAAAGTATTCTTTAACTCCTGTATTTCTAACACTTGGGGCGGTACCTTCTAAAGCCCAAGAGCATGGATATAAATCTCCAACTACATTAGTGTACATCATCTGAAATGGAGCAGAACAAAACCAAATTTCTTCATTCTTAATTTGATTTTCTAAAATATCAATATTTTCAAACCATTTAATTGTATCTACTTTTCCGCCACCAAGATAATTATCTCCTGGTCCACCCTTAGTTAATTTATTCTTATTCTTATTGTCTTTCATATAATTCTTCATTACTCAATACGCCCAGATATAAGTTTACTAAATGCGCCTTTCTTCCTTTTGTCTTTAGGTATATAATATTCTTCTAATTCTGGAAATACATCAAATAAATGCTTTTCCCATTTAGTTCCTTTATAGTATTCATCAGCATCTAACATATAATCAAAAACTTCTTGAATATCTAAACCCTTTTCAGCCGGCATTTCAAGAGCCATTTGAATATCAGGGAATTGTTTATATTTAGGAATTAAGTCATCTTTTATTTTTTGTGGTAAATTATTAACTCTTAAAAGTGGTGGGGTCTCTAACATAGCCCAGTTTATTTGATCGACAAGAGGATTTTCTAAACACCAATCTATAACTTCATAAAATCTCATTACACTAAGGAAAGAAACTAATCCATTAAAGTCAACGTCAACGTTAGGATATTCATTACACATCTCAGCATTTTTTACAATCTTATCCCAACTACATCTTCTTCTCATGTACTCTATAGTTTTGCCAATACCATCAACAGATGCAACCATAGAAACAAGTTTAAAATGAGGTATGTATTTAAAGATGTTATGTTTACCAGCTTTCATTTCAGTTAAATTTGTTTGATATTTAATTATAATATTTTTAGCTTCATCCATTTCTATCAATTTATCTAATAGTTCATAATGCTTTTTCATAATTAATGGTTCACCACCAATAATTTTTATACTTCGTGTATATGGAGCTAATTCAAGACATTGGTCTATCATAGATACTGTGTTAGTTATTTTTTCTTCGACTTTATATTTTGGTATTGTAAAACCACCAGCATTATCTTGCTTTATATCTTTTTCTTTTAGTATTTCAGTTTTATCTCTTGAAACCCACTTAAGTTTATCAAGTGCCATTTCATTTAATTCCTCAAATATTGCATCATTCCATACTCCACCTTCTATAGCAACCTTTTGACGAATTGTAGAATTAGCATGCACACACATATAACAATCTAAATTACATTCAGAACCAAACATCTTTAATTGAATCTCAACTATTCTTTCATCAAAAGCCCACATTCCACTTGCGTTAAATAACCTAGCTGATCTGTCAACCTTTTCCCAATACTCTCTTTCATTGGTATGTATTTTCATACAAGCTGTTCTTCTAGACCTACCATAACGTCTTTCATCATCTACGCACCTTTCACAGAAACGCTTAACATTCTTAAACTTTGAATTTGGATCTAGCATTTCTCCACGGATACTATTCATAGCATGACTATCTTCCATCCATTCTTTCATTGTTGTGTTTAGTACATGCTCAGTTCTTGGTGGTACAGCAAAACAACATGCTTGATATCTTCCATCTATTTCCATATATAATTGAGTAAATGGAATATCACAAAAGAAAATTTCTTGGTCTTTTGCTTTTTGAGCTATTGACCCTTTCTCAAGTACATCTGGGTTATATTGAAATTTTGTTCTTCCTTCATTATCAAATTGCTCAAGTTGATTTTCAAACCAAGAAGTTGTATCAACTTTACCTCCAAGTAAAGATGTTTTAAAATCTTTAT